TGAAAACTATTTATGTATAACATTTTTTTCTTTCCTTTTAATTTGGAAAGTTTGTCATATTTATACTTCTCTAAGAAGCACCCATCTTTAGCAAAATTATGATAACTTTCAAATTTACGGATTTTTATTTCAGCGATGTAATTATCATTATAGGCGTCATAATGACTAAAATCTTCAGAACATAATTTCAAATCAATTTTGTATTTTTTATTTATCTTATCAATAATGGTCTGTTCATTATTAGACCACATTACAAAACCTACAATGTTTGATAATTTGTTGCGTCAACACAGGCAAATCTATATTTGCGAATATCATATTCTTTCATTAAGAAGTGTAGTTTAGTTCCTTGATTTTGGCAATCTTCTAAAGACTTATGTTTTTCATTAACTGAGATACAGACTGAATTGTAGCAAAAATATCCCACAAGGAATATTGCCTTTAAGGTCACTTAATGACACCAATCAGTTTTACAAATCCTACTAAGATAGCTACAACTGTTCCAATCACGACTAATACTTTTAATCCGCCTTTGGCATATTTAATTGAAGTATCTAAATCTTCTATTTTTCTATTAGCATTAGCTAATCCTTCTTGAAGGTTATCTATCTTTTCTTCCATAACGGTTAGTTTGGTAATAAGCACTTCTACCTTTTCACCAATCTCTAACTTCGTCATATTAGCCATTATGCACCTAACTCGCCTAGTTTAATTTGTGATTGTTTGTCAAATGCTTCCATTAATTCTTTGTCCTTTTTAATCTTATCTTGATAGTCAGCTAATTCTTTTTGCGTTTTAATAACATCTTCAAAGGTCATCGTCATCATTTGTTTTCTAACTTCCGCATTTCTTTCGTGTGCTTTTTCTAATCTATCTAATAAGAACTTATTATGTTCTCTTAATTCTCTTACTTCTTTTTTAACTTCTCTTAATTGTTTTTGTAGTTCTTTTTCTGTAGCCATAACGCCTCCTTAATTTGTTCTAGCATCTGCATCTAATAGCCAAGATATTCGGTCTATTTGTTTCTGCATTTTATCATAATCTTCGTGCATTTCTACAATACGCTGAATATCTCTTTCATTGTTAGCAATTCTATTATCCATTTTAGATACAAACCAAACTAGTGATACTGATTGAACTACAATCGCCATAATAATACCGATAGTCTTGCTATCTAAGTTCATTACGGCTTCTCTGGGAATACGACTGCTTCTACTTCTTCAACAGTAGTAAGATTTTCTGTAATATCTCTTAATGCTTGTCTATATGTTTTCCAAGCAGTTGGGATTGTTGTATCTGTTTCTTTTGCTTTGATGACTATGTAATCAGTTTCATTAAGTAATGCGTTTCTTTTTTGCCTTAATTCATTAAAAGCATAATTCAATTTTAACTGTTCTAATCCGTCAATACATTCTTGTTCTGTTGGTTTTGTATATTGGTTATCGTGAATAATGAGATTTGCGTAAACTTTGTTTTTTGCATCACTCCACCCAAACCATTGTCCTGTGTGTAATTGAACTAAATAATTTTCTATGTGTGTTGGTCTCATTATGTATCTCCTAATCTAATGAAATTCATATGTGTATTTGTTACTGTGCTAGAACCTCCAACTTCACCTCCACCACCACCCATACCCACGATAGCAAATCTTACTTTTACATCACTGCTAGTGACATCTACCATTGTAGAAACATAACCTGTTGTCCAAGCGGTATTAACTAAGTTAATTAAACCTGTAGCATAATTAGTAAAACTTCCACTATTAGTTTCATCAACATCAATTTCAAGATTAACTTGATAATCATCACCACCTGCTCCATAAATCTCAGGTACAAATTCTATTTTCCAAATACCAGTAGGTAGAGTAAATACACCAGAACTTTGAGTAATATTTGTACCAATATTACCTGATTTTGTATTATCTGCTCTTTCTAAATTACTAGCTATTGGATCGGCATCACCAGTAAAACTTGTAGTTAATCTCCAGTGTTCTGCTGAAGTAATACCACCACCTGCAGTATCAAAACTTAAATTACCACTTCCATCAGTTTTTAAAAATTGACCTGTTGTTCCATCTGCATTAGGAAATATAAGACCATCTAAATTTAAATTACCAGAACCTTTAGGGGTAAGTTTTAAATCAATATCTGTATCATCACCAGTAGCTGAAATTTCTGGTGCATTTCCTGTAGCTGAATTTGTAACTGTAATTTCATTGACTGCACTTGCTGTTTCAGAAAATTTAATTAATTCTTCTGTGCCATTACCAATAGCATTTCCATTAACATCTAACATACCACCAAGTTGAGGTGATAAATCACTTATTAATTCTGTAGTAACAGTAGAGTCAATAAAATTGATTGTATTCGCTGAAGTATCTACATCTGCAACAGTAATATCATCAGTGCCATCAAAAAATTTAATGGTAAGAGAATTACTACCTGCATTGGTTGTATCTAACCAAATTGTTCCTGTAGTTGCACTTGCAGGTCTTGAAGTGCCAGAGTGCATTGAATTTAATGCGTTTAAAGTATCGTTTAAATTGCTTCTAAAAGTTCCAAAAGCAACATTATCTATAGTAATTTGGGTGACTTGTGACATTGATTTTTAATACCTCATATTTAAGGTGATTTCAACCCATAACTATTTGCTTGATAGTCAAATGTTCTTGAGATAGCGACATCACTAGAATTATAAAATGTAATATCAAATCCATCAGTGCTTTTATTAGTAACAACAAAATAATCACCTGTTGCCATATCTTGACCTGTCACATTAACATTTGGACTTGCATAAAAAGGATTTGTAAAGGTCACGTTATAAGTTCCTGCACCACTAGTTATATCATCACCTGTTTCACTTCTTTTTTGTAGATTTAAAGATACAGTTAATCCTTTGACTAATGCTCTGGATTGATTATTTAATGATATCAATCTTGCTCTAAATTTAAAATATTTACCTTTAAATGTTCCTTGTTGTGCTACTGAGGTAAATGTAGATATATCATCTAAACTTGTTTCACTAGCACCAATCTGGATATTAGTACCTGCATTGGTGGGTAGATTTCCATCAAATGGTGCTTTTGCATTTTCAAATAAATCTTGTCCTCTACCAAAATCAAATAAATCATAAGGGTCATCTGAAACCATATCTAATTGAATTTTAAATGTAGCATCATAAACAAAGGGTAGGGTGAATGTAGAATTAAAGTCATAAAAACCACTTCCAATAATATTTTTGTCTATACCACCTGTTTCAAATACATAATTACTATCTACTGCATCAAACAAACCTGTTTTATCATCAAACTTACTTATCGTATCAAGGGTAATAACATTATCCCCTGCTATTGTTCCTGTTTCTGTTCTTTTAAAGGTATTAGTAAATGTTCCTGCAAAATTAGGGTGTTCAGATATTGTATCTAATAATTGATATCCTTGAGCAGTGACATTTGAAGATACAATCAAAGCAGGTTCTAAACTTTCATTACCTAGTTTATCTATTGCTTTAATTCCTAAAGTAAATGGTGGGTCTATTTTATTTAAGATAATACTATTCGCACTTCTTCTAGGCACACGAACTAAATCAGTAGAATTAAACCAAGAATAACCACTAGATACTTTTTGATAACGTATTTCATAACTTTCAACATCAAGGTCTGCAACAGGCAACCAAGATAATTGCATCTGGTCACTTCCGATTAATGAAATTGAAAATTCATCTACATTTGCAGGTGGTAATGTTGCACCAATGACTTTGTGCGTTCCTGTGACATAGGTAGATTTAACACCAATACTGTTAATTGCTCTTGCTCGTACTTCATACGTTGCACCGTCAATCGCATTTAATAATTGATATTCTAATGCTTTGCCTTGTGAAACTAATCTGTAATTATCAACAATCGCGTTTCCGTCTTTGTCTAAAGTTTGTTTGACCTCAATTTCAAAATCATCTGCAAAAGCATCTGGTGAATCACCAACAGTAATCAATAATCTAGTTATGACAGTACCGTCATTATATTCTACTAAGTCATCACCCAATGTTATTGACGCAGGTGGTTGAACTGTAAAGGGGTCTGGAAATGAAGTATCTGGAATAACTGCGACTTCTGTCTTTTCATCAAAAGTGTACCAACTATCTTGATGTTCTATTAATGATAAGGCAACTTCAAAAGAAGGATTAATTGCCATACCTACTACTCTAAATGGTTTAGAACTAAATCCTGTAATAGAAGAACTAACAGCAACAATATCACCTATGGCTAAATTCATCGCCTCATAGTTTGCAGTTAATTCTAATCCTAAATTATTTCTACTTCTTTTCAGAACTATCTCGCCAAATTCTAATGCTTGATAGGGGTTAGTAATAGTTGGTAAATCAATTATTCCTTCTTGTAAAAAACCACCATCTTCTGCTTTTAATGTTGAATGGTCAGTATCATAAACAATGGTATCTGATTGATAGTTCTTATCTGGGTTAATGAAGTTTACTTGTACTCTGTTATATTTTTCATTTTTTCTTTCGCTTGAAACTTTAATTCCACCTATGATATTATCTTCGTTTAGTGTTAATACACTAGAACCAGTGGTTTCAATGATTAATTTATATTTGCCTTGTGCATAAGGTAAAAAACCTCGCATTCCTTTAAGAAGTGTTCTTGTGTTATCAATTAATTTCTGACCAGTATCTATAATTGCATTACAATCAAATAAATTAATATCACTTCCACCAGAATAAGGTGTCACTTGAGTATCAGCTATTGTTGATGCTGTATAAAAACTTGGAATATCAATATCAGCAATATCAATTCCTTTTCCGTATCTTGTATTGGTTAAATAATCTAAAAGACACCAAGCAGGATTAGATGTAAAGACACCTGTGGTTTCATTGCTACCGCTATCATAAGTAGATATTTTTTTTCCTTGTACTAATGCTTGAATTTTTGGAATGCCAATATATTTATCTGCGTCCCAAGTTAAACGGAATGCAATATAAGATAGTCCTGCAAATGTTCTTGTCTTATTAGACCAACTAGAAAGATTATTTAATAATGTTGATTGCGATTGTGCATCAGTTCCATAAAAAGTCTGAACTTGGATAGTGTCACCAAATCTACTATCATTGGAGGTGATAGTGCCACCATCACTAAAACTACCACTAAAAGTAATCTCTTTATCTTCAACATAAATTTTTGTAATACCATTTATTTCCCCTTCACATAATACTAATGCACCATACAAATATTGGTTGTCATTACCACTCGTTTCTAAAAATACTCTCGTTCCACCAACTAAACGTGTTCCATAAATAACAGGAATGTTTGCATTGTTAGATTGTTTATTAACAAGAACACCTGTTGCTTCTGCATCTTGTGTAAAATCTGGTAATTCTGGTTTAGGTGCTAACCAAGATATTGCTTTTGAAATAGCAAATCCTGTAATAACAGATTTAATAATTGTTCCAAGTATAGCTGTAAAAAATGCCATTATTTTCTACCCCACAAAATATCTTGAACTGTTAATGCTGAAAATTCCATCGCATTATCACTAGGGAAATAAACTTGTTGACTACCTTGATTTGTTTTTCTTCCAGACACTCTACTAAAATCTGCGAAGTGAGAAGTACAACTTAATACTAATTTACCTGTTTCTGTATCAATATTAAAACTTTCTATAAATCCTTTATCATAATTAAATGTATCTATTAAGGTGTCATTACTATCTAACAACCCAATATCAATAGTTACTTCATCATTTGATACATTGTTATTTAAAACAATAGAAACAAACGCACTATCAACAGCAGATAATTCTATTTGAAAGTTTGATACATCTAATTCTGATTTTTCTGCTTTACCACCAATAGATAATAAATGTGAACTAGAAAGATAACTATTCGCATTATGAGTAACGTCTTTATAGTGATTAGTTAGTCTTTGGGGAGTAGGGAATAATATTTCTACAAGAACGATTGGTTTAATAGTCTGATTGAGTATCTCAGACTG